GACCCTATGCCTCGGCGCGGGCTTCGCGCTATCAACTGGAGAACCCAAGTGAAAAAAGCACTCACTCTCATCCTCGCGGCCACGCTGGCCACCGCTGCCTATGCTTCGTGCCGGTACTACACCGTCACGATCAACAATCGCACGTACTATTGCAGCGAGTGCTGCATGGGCACGGGCGCGCTGCGGACTTGCAATGTGACTTGCAACTAAGGCGCGCATGGCATACGACAACACGAACAGCGGCCTCCTGGCAAAGAACGACAAGCAGGGCAACGAGAACCGCCCGGACTACAAGGGCTCGATCAACGTCGATGGCCGCGAATACTGGCTCAGCGCATGGATCAAGACCGGGCGCGACGGCACCAAGCTGGCGGGCCAAAAGTACATGAGCCTGTCGGTGCAACCGAAGGGCGATTGGGGTACGCCTGCGCCGGCACCAGCCGCAGCATCACCGGCACCCGTACCGGCCCGCATGACCCAGGACCAGCGCGACGCCATGGCCATCCGTGACAGGGAACAGCGGGCGAGTCAGGCGCCTGCGCCTGCGCCTCGGGCGTCGACGAGTTTTGATGACATGGAGGACGACATGCCGTTCTGAGGCCCGCGCTGCGGGTCTATACTGAACAAGAGGCAGCGCCGTGCGGCCTTGATTTTGACAGCACGGATGGGGGAATCATGCTGATATCGAACTACGAGGATGCCGCTTTCCGCAACAAGCGGCTGGAGAAGTGCCTGCGAATCTGGATGACGATCATGGGCGTCACCCGTGAGCAGGCGGACCGACTTATCTTCTCACTGCACGACCACAAGGGCGCCCTTCACGTTCTCTGGAACGATGATCCAACAGAGAGGCAGAAGCTGGCCTTCGTTGATGCGTGGAATGAGTGCTGCGAATATGTAGTTCATCACTCTACGGACTTGAGCGAACAACCCTACGCGGTCGCGTGACGATGGCCGGCCTCGACTTCGACGGCCTGGCCCGTCAACTCCTCGCATCGGCTGAAACTCACCTTGCATCCTGGCTGCCAGCCGGCCGCAAGCGCGGCAATTCCTGGGTCGCTGGCGACCTAAGCGGGTCATCAGGGCAGTCCCTCAAGGTCAACATGACCACGGGCGCATGGGCTGACTTTGCAACCGGCGACCACGGGAGCGACCTTGTGAGCCTCTACGCGGCGATCTACAGCCTTCCGATGGGCGAAGCCTACCGAGAACTCGGGGGCGAAACCAAGCCGGCTACGCGCATGAACGGGCACCACGCGCAGCCCCAGGCGCAGCCCCAGGCGCAGCAAGAACCTACGCGCCGCGTGGTGACGCCAGTGCCTGAAGCCTGCGCCGACTGCCCCTGCACGCACCCGCGCTACGGCCCGCCGGCCGCGCGGTGGACTTACTTCGATGGCAACGGCGAAGTGCTGGGCTATGTGGCCCGCTACGAGCCCGCAGGCGAGCGCAAGCAGATCGTCCCGTGGACATGGGACGGCGAGCGCTGGGGCATGGGCCAGTGGCCGTCACCGCGTCCGCTGTACGGCCTGCAGGAGCTCGAGGCGCGGCCAGAATCCGCCGTGTTGGTGGTGGAGGGCGAGAAGGCCGCAGAGGCTGCGCGACGGTTTGCCACGCCCTACGTGGTCATCACTTGGCCTGCCGGCGCCATGGCAACGGACAAGGCCGATTGGACGCCGCTGACAGGCCGCAAGGTGCTGCTGTGGCCAGACGCAGATGAGCCTGGCAAAAAGGCCATGCAGCGTGTGGCGCAGATCATCCATGAGCGGGCGTCCGAGGTCAAGGTGCTCGACGTTGCAGACCAGCCTGACGGGTGGGACGCGGCAGACGCGGAGTTCACCGGATGGGCTGACTGCAAGGCCTGGATGACTTCCCGTGTGTCGGTGTGGGCGCCTAGCGCATCGGTTCCGGTGGTTCATCGGGCGTCCGAGGTCATTGACGCCGACACCGGGGAGATCACGGATATCAGTGCGCCACTGCCGGACGAATACCGGGGCCGCGCGCTTTCCACCATTGAGAACCTGGCCGAGATATGCCGTCGCCTGGGCGTCACTGTCAGGTACAACGTGATATCCAAAGAAGAGGAGATCATGATTCCTGAACAGTCGTTCAGCCTGGACAACAGAGGCAACGCCAGCATTGCGTGGCTCATGTCCTGGTGCGAGCGCCTGCGCATGCCGACTGGCAAGGTGGGCGACTACATCACCTACATGGCCGACCGCAACCTGCACAACCCGGTAGCAAACTGGATCGAGAGCAAGCCGTGGGACGGCCAGAGCCGCCTGCAAGACCTCTACGATACCGTGGCGTCACACGGCGACGAAGACCTGAAAAACACCATCATGCGCCGCTGGCTGATCTCTGCCGTGGCCGCAGCGTTCAACCCGACAGGCGTATCGGCCCACGGCGTGCTGGTCTTCCAAGGCGCGCAGTACATGGGCAAGACGGCATGGTTCAAGCGCCTGGTGCCCAAGGAACTCGGCGTGGTGCAGGACGGCATGATGCTGCGGCCGGACGACCGCGACAGCGTAAAACAGGTAGTCAGCCACTGGCTGGTCGAACTCGGGGAATTGGACGCGACATTCCGCAAGTCAGATATTGCCCAACTCAAGGCGTTTCTGACACGCGACAAGGATATTCTGCGCAGGGCATACGCACGCAAGGAATCCGAGTTTGCAAGGCGCACGGTATTTTTCGCCAGCGTCAACCCGAAAGAGTTTCTGCATGACCAGACCGGAAACCGCAGATTCTGGGTTATCGAGTGCAAGTCCATCGACTATGACCACGGGATCGACATGCAGCAGCTATGGGCTGAGGTGCTGACGATGTACCGCGCCGGCGAAGGCTGGACACTGCACGGCGAAGAGCACGAAGCCCTGGAAGAACACAACAAGTCTTATGAGGTGATCGATCCCATTGAAGAGATCATTGCGTCCGGCCTGCGGTGGAGCGAGCCGCCTGCCGCATGGCGATGGAGGTCCGCAACTGAGGTCTTGGCAGAGCTTGGAAGGGACACCTGCACGCAAGGCGAGGCCACCAGAGCAGCGCACCTGATCCGGCAGCGCAACGGCGGCATGAGCCGAAAGACGAACGGCGCGCGCGCTTTGCTGGCCCCGGAAGTGTGGGGCAACCGAAACCGCCCCTAGTGTCCCTGAAGTGTCCTGCGCTAAGTTGTTGATGCACAATGGAAAAGGACAGTAGGGACACAAGGGACACTTATAAGAGTAAAGAGAGAGAATAAGGGGAAAGTGGCAACTGCCCGCAAAGGAGCGCGATAGCGCGTAATCACGTAGCCTATATGGAAACCGGCGTCCCTGGCGCCCCTGTGTCCCTCAGTGGTCACTCACTTAGTGAAAGGATAGAATGATGGCAAACAAGCCGACCAAACCCGGAAGCCCTGAGCGGGCGAAGCTGGCCGATGCTGTCCTGGCGAACATGGAATCCGGCATGAGCTGCTGGAAGGCCTGCGAGAAGGCCGGCGTCAAGAACAGCACGTTCATGCTGTGGTTGAGTCAGGACAGCGCGCTGGCTGAGAGCTACGCGCAGGCGCGTGAAAACTTCGTCGAGCGCATCGCCAACGACCTGATGGAAATATCAGACCAAGACCCTGAAACTGTCGATGGCAAAAAGGACTGGGCCGCGATCCAGAAACACAAACTGCAGGTAGATACTCGCAAGTGGCTGTTATCGAAACTCGCCCCGAAGAAATACGGCGACATGATTAAGCTGGCCGGCCACGACGGCGGCGCTGTGAAACTCGTTGCGCAGTCTGACGATGAGAAACTCTGACCGATGGCATTTCACTTAACCGACCGCCAGAAGGCCGCGCAGCAAGTCCTGAGCGGCGACGCCACGCACCTGATGCTGTTCGGTGGCTCGCGCAGCGGCAAGACGTTCCTGCTCACGCGAAACGTGGTCTTTCGGGCGCTGAAGGCCCCGAACAGCCGGCACGCGATCTTCCGGTTCAGGTACAACCACCTGAAGGCGTCCGTCGTGCTGGACACGTTCCCCAAGGTCATGCGGGCCGCGTATCCCGGCGTGTCCTGGGATATGCACCAGCAGGACGGGTACGTCAGCTTCCCCGGTGGCTCGCAAATCTGGTTTGCTGGCCTGGACGACAAGGACCGCACCGAGAAGATTCTGGGCCAGGAGTTCGCCACGCTGTATTTCAACGAGTGCAGCCAAATCCCGCTGGGCTCCGTTGACACCGCGCTGACGCGCCTGGCGCAGAAGGCCGAGCAGCAGATCGAAGGTAGATCGCCTGTCCCGTTGCGCCTGCGGGCCTACTACGACTGCAACCCGCCCAGCAAGACGCACTGGACGTACCGCCGATTCGTAGAGAAGCGCGACCCCGACACCAGGCTGGGCCTGCCGCGGCCGGAGGACTACGCGGCTTTCAGCATCAACCCGACCGACAACGCCGCGAACCTGAGCCCGGAATACCTGCGCATGCTGGAGTCACTGCCGGCCAGGATGCGGGCGCGATTCCTCGAGGGCCGGTTTGCCGATGCGAACCCGAACGCCCTGTTCCCAGAGGAGCATATCGACCGATGGCGCGTGCTGGACGGCGCGGTGCCGCAACTGGTGCGCGTGGTGGTGGCTGTGGACCCGAGCGGCGCGGACGACGAAGCCAGCGCGGACAATGACGCCATCGGCATCGTGGTGGTCGGCCTGGCCACGGATGGCGCCTGCTACCTGCTGGAAGACCTGACCGTGAAAGCAGGCCCCGCAACCTGGGGCCGCGTGGCCGCAGAAGCGTTCGACCGGCA